TGGGGATCCATGGCATTCCCCTCTACTGGTTTTTTCCTTCACCTGCTGTTACTTCCGTCATCTCACCTACTACTTCATTAATACATTTTGTGATGGTTGGAATTAAATCTTTAGATTGAAGACCATCATAGACATCATCTCTAGTAAATTGATTGTTAAATAGCTCTACAATATAGTCAATTAATTTATCTAATTCCTCTGGAGTGATGTTATCAAAATCTACTCCTTGGGATACCTCAATGGTTCTTCTAACCATTCTGGCAGAGATAAAACCAGTGGTATATGTCTTTTCTTTTTTATCCTTTTTTAATATAATCTCCATATATTAAACCTCCTGTGTTGTAGTGTCTCCAGGAACCTTTTCAAACCAAGTATCAGCTCCAAGGAAATCTTCACTATCTTCATCAGCAGTGTGTTTCCATTCTCCATCATTTAGTCTTGGCATAAAGGTAAGTTTAAGTTTAGGTGTCTTATGCTCTACATTGTCCTTTTTTGTCGAATAATCTTCTGCCATAGGCTGGGCCACACCTTTTAAAAGCCATACATAGCGATACTTTCCATTGGACTTTAAACTCTTAAATCCTAAGGCAATATGTGGAGGAATATCTGCTTTGTTTTCTATAAGTACCCCTTCCTCAATCTTATTTCCTAATAACTTAGCCCTTATTGTTAAAGGTAAATCTGCTGTTTCTACTTCCACATCAATCTTTCCTAATGCAGACACAGATTCCCAAAGCTGGTCATCAGCATAGACTTCTTGAGTATTTACTGTTGGGTTTATTGTTGCATTTATAGCTCCCACTACTGGTTCAGGAACAGCATAGGTTAGCTCTTCTATAGTATCTTTATTTAAAATAGCAAAATGTAAATCTTTTAATCCTACTTGTGCCATTTACATAACCTCCTTAAAAAATCTCATTACTTTGTGATATATCTTTAAATCCTCTTCATATAAATCATAAAAGTTTAATTTAGTAAAATTGGCTGTTAGCATACTTTGGTGTACTTCTTTTGCAATTTCAGTGTAATCTCCCTTACTCCATATATCAATTTGCACATAGTAACCAGTAGCAATTTCTAAATCATCAGCATGTTGCTCTGGTCTATCTAGATAAGTGAAAAAGGTGATATATGTTTCAGCATTACCTGTATAAGTTTGAAATCTTACTGGAACCTGAATATCCTTAAGTGCCACCAATATTTCTTTATTTATACTCATAGCCCCAATCCTTCTTTTAAGTTCTTCTCTATAGTTTCCATTGCACTATCCTTTGAAGTTTCATATCCTCTAGCCATGAAAGGATTGGCCTTCATCTTCACAGTTCCAAATTCCACAAATCTACTATAAAATACATCCTCATTAGGCCCTACTTCGACACGCTTTGCTCCATCCTTATTTTTCACCCTAGATACATTTATACTTTCCTTTAACTTTCCACTTCTTATAGGTGCTTCCTTTTGAATGGCTTCTTTTACTACATTTCCAGCTTCCCTTAATGCCTTATTTTCAATTCTAGAACCAGTCTTACCTAATCTTTCTATTTCATCAAGAAGATTCTCCATTCCTTCTAACTTCATATCAGCCACTCTTATCCACCTCCAAAGCCTTTATTTCCATATACTCATTTTTGTATTTTATATTATCAATGGCGGTGATATTGTATTGTTTCTCTTGAAAGAGTATCCTCATAGAAGTATCTATATGTTTAAGATATCGAATAGTAAACTTAACTGTGTTTTCTCTTTGCACAGCTGCAGCTTCAAAATATTCTCTTCCATGAAGATTGGTAACTGCTGCCCATACTGTTTTAAAATCTTCCCACTCTTCAACTTCAAAGCCATTTTCATTGGTGGTGGTAGTTAACTTTTGAAAGGTAATTCTTTTATTTAGTTCTCCTGGATTCATTCCACCATCTCCTCTGGGTAACAGTAATTTAATTGAGCCAGCATACTATCAATTACAGGTCGTATCTTTTCCCCTACCTTTCCAACAGTTAAACCTCGGTTTTCATACCAATCTACTACTAGGACTAGACAAAATAGCCTAGCTAAATGGTTTGTATTATCAAATGTTTTACCTGTGGCATTTTTAAGATACTCTTCGGAAGCATTGATTAAGGATTCTATTAAACTATCATCTTCATCTCCATCTACCCTTAAATATTCTTTAGTTTCTTTTAGTGTAATTAGCAAGGCTTATCACCTCCAAAAGGAGTGGAAAAAACCACCCCTAGTTCTGAGTTGTTGAGATAGTAAGCTTTCCAAATACTGCTGCATCTGTATCCCATTTCACACAATCATCTCTTGTAATGGTTCTAAGTTCAGTAGTATCTCTTCTCCAAGCATCTCCACCTGTAGTTGTAGAAGCTAGTTCATAAACACCTTGATTAAATAGAACCATTAGTTCTTTAAAGTTTCCAACTATAAATGGAGCTTTTACTGTGGTAGTTCCAGTGGAAGGTAATGTCCTATTGGCTACTACTACAATTGGTCTACCTTTAAATAGCTTCTTTCCAGGTTGAGTTATGTCATCTTGAAGTAGTGGTCTGCTATTTCCATCTTCCTGCTCATCTAACCATTGGAATCCATCTTGATTAGTGATGATGGTACTAGATAGACTTAATGCAGGATCTAAATCCACATTTAGTACTTTTTTAATAGCCTTAATGTCTTTTAAATCTTTACTAGATAGAGATTTTAATATCTCTATAATTAAACTATTCTTTGTCACCACGTGCTTTTTAGCTATCCATCTTGTTACATAGGCTATGATATTTTGGTCACTATCCTTTAATAGCTCATTGGTAATTGGTAAAAATCCTGCTCTTTTTATAAGCTTATATGTTACTGGTGTAAATTTAGGATTATCAATTTCTTTAATTTCTCCATACTCATCTACTACTTGAAAAGGAACCATATCCTCATCTTTTTCTAAAACTCTAGAGCCAGATAGTGTGTTTACCCTCTCTACTCTAATAATTTTAGATAAATCATTCATACTTCTCATAAGCTCATTAATTCTAGTTTGAATATCCTCTGGAACAATAATTCCCATATCCCCATCAGAGTCAGTGCTTACTCCACCTTCATGCATAGCTGCCTTATATTCATTAATAATGCTATAATCATCTGCTGTGATTCTCTGTCTTCTTAAGCCTTTTAAAAATACTTTTTTGTATTCTGCTTCTAGGTCTTTATCAGTATCGCTATTATCGTTTAATGGTGTGCCATCTTCTAAATCATACTTTTCAGCTGCTTCTAACTCTTGCTGCAAGGCCACTTTCTTTTGTAAGGCTCTTACTTCCTCCATTAGGTTTTCAGCTTCAGTTACTTTATCCTCTCCAAGTAGGCTTCTTACCTTCGCCTTCTTTTCTTCTAAACTTTGAAGTAGTTCTCTTAATTCTTTACTCAAATTCATCCCATCCTTTCTGAAATTAAAAAAAGAGCCTAAAGCTCTAGTTCGATTAATAATTTTTGTTTTAATAGTTCTTGTTTTCTAGCTTCCAAATCATTCTCTATTTCTATTAACTCCCTAGGTGTATTTTTGTATCTAGCCAATATATCTTTATCAATAGAAGCAGCTAGTGTTTTTTCTTCCTCTACCACATCACAAAATCCATACTCTTCACATTCTGTGGCAGTTAGCCAAGTTTCACTATCCATAATCTCTATAATCTCATCTCTTGTTAGTGCCGAGTGACCTTCATAAGCTGCAATTAAACTTTCTCTGATTTTATCTAAATCTTCGGCTAACTTTCTAAAGTCCTTTGCATTACCCATTCCTATTGTCCAAGGATTATGAATCATCATCATAGCATTTTTAGGCATAAAAATAGTATTGCCTGCCATGGCTATGACACTAGCAATACTAGCTGCTAGCCCATCAATATATACATTTTTATGTGCCTTATGTCTTTTTAATATGGAGTAAATAGTCTGACCTGCAAATACATCACCTCCAGGAGAGTTTATATAAATATTTAGTGTATCTATTTCTCCTAANTNATCTAAATCAGATTTAAACTCNTTAGGNGTTACTTCATCTCCCCACCAAGTTTCATTTGATATTTCTCCATAGAGAGTTAACTCTCCCGTTTTTTCATCAAGGGCTTTAAAGTTCCAAAANCTTTTATTCTTCTTTCCCAATATCATCACCNCCTCTTTTATACTGCTCTCCTGCCATTTCAATAGGCATCATATTTCCATTGATTAATAGCCTATCTCCACCTTCTTTAGCTTCCAGTTCCTCTAATGCTCTTACTTCATTGGCTGTTAAGAAGCCTGATTGAATGGCAATTCTATATCCTTCATATCTGGTTTTAGGGTCAGCACGAAGTATTGCATTTACATTAAATTTAATATAGTAACCTTCTTCTAGTTCCTTGTTTGTGAATAGCTTATATGTCAGTTCCTGCTCATATCCTGTTAATATATCCATCAAAGTATCTACATAAAATTCCCTTTGCTGATGCTCTACATTTGTGTGGGTTGCCTCTATCTAAATCATTTATTTGATGATTCTTTATTCCAAAGGCTGCAGCTATTTGCTTTACTGTAAGCTGTGTATTTTCTAAAAACTGGGCATCTGCCATTGTTAAACTTAAAGGCTGAAATTGATAACCTATAGGAAGAAGAGATACTCTATTGGCATTTTTAAGTCCACTGGCCATCTGTTCAAATCTTTCACGAAAGACTCTCTGTGCCTCTGGGTTTAAATCTCCTATATAGTGAATAATTCCTTTAGTTTGAAGTCCTGTTTTAAAAGAGTTATTTAAATATTCACTGGCAGCTCCTGCATTTTCTATGGTGTTTTTTAATTGTTCTAGTGGTGTCATACCAATTATTCCATCTATAGTTAATCCTTTGAAGTGTAATATTTCATCTGGATCTATTCTATACTCAGTACCTTTGTTATCTGTATAGACATACCATAGTTTACCTTTATGGGGAAGTAGCCCTATATCATCAATATATATTTCAACCTTGGAACTATCTAAGGGGTAAATCCCTGTAACATGACCTGCGTTTC